GAGTCTAAAGGAATTGACCCAGATATTTATTTTAATACAGCACGTAATCCTGTATCTAAAAAGCTTAATGAACCAGGATTTTTTGGGTCTAATAGATTCTTAGACTTTATTAGAAATGTTGGTGCTGGTCTTACAGAAACTGGTCAATTTGGTTCTGGTCTTGGACTTGGAGCTGCAAAAGCTGCAGAAGAAAGAGCTGCAAGAGATATAGCAAAAGATGAAAGAGAATACGAAATGGAAAAACTAATTGCTATTGAAGATAAAAAAGCAGAAATAGCAAGAATAGAAAAATTAAATGCACCTATGGAAGCAACTGATCTTGTCAAGTATGTTAAATTTGAAGATGAAATTGGAACAGCATTAAAAAACTTTGATGAAGACGAAAGAATATTATCTGATATAAACCAAGTTTTGAATGAAGATGTTAATGATCCTACAGCTTTTGGTGCAAAAGGTTTTCTAGGAAAAATAAATGATAAATTTAGAAACGCTATAGGATATGGTGAAACTGAATGGGAAAATTTGTCTGCTGAAGTAAGAACAAATTTAATACTTGACATTACTGCACAGAGATCTGTAAGAAATATATTAGGAGAATCAGGTAAAACTATTTCTAACCTAGATAGAGAAATAGTTGCTAGAATATTTGGTAATGTAAATATTTGGACATCACCAGCAGAGCTAAAGAAAATACTAGGACAAAGTAGATCTAATATAATTGAAGGCATGAGATCCACACAAAACCAGATTGTATCTAGAGCAAATGCATTTAAACAAGTAGGTTACAAATCACCAGTGTTAGATGCAAACGAATCACTAATAGACAGAATACTTGATTTTAAATTTGACAATATAGAACAATACAAACGTGGTGATTCTGTGTCTGGATTCAAAACAATTAGTCTCTAATGCCTAAATTTAAAGTAAATATTTCTGAAGGTGTATCTGAAATTGTTGAAGCCCAAACAGAAGACGAGGCAAGAAAAAAAGTAAAAGCCATAATAGCTCAAGGTGCTATGTCACCTTTTTATGACGAGCTTTTTTTTGACTATGAGACTGGTGTAGATAATAAAAGGTTGAGAAGAAACTTAGCCATGGCTGAAACAACAGAAGAACAAAACAAAGTTATAACCAATATTTTAAATGAGACACAAAAATCTGAAACTCCAATAGAACAAGAAAATATTTTAGTAAACGAGGTTGGTGAACAAGGTTTTACTAGAAATACTAAAGGTCAAATAGCTTTGACACCTTATGGTATGAAACAACTTGGGTTGGGTAATTTAATAAAAACAAAAACATTAAATGATGGTTCAACCATTAACCTCAATACTGTTATAGATGAAAACGATTTTAATTTAAAAACGGGCGATCTTTCAGATTTAGCAGGCGTTGCTGGACCTATTATAGGTACTATTGCTGCTTTTTCACCACAATTAAGAATTGTTAAAGGTCTTTCTGCTTTAACCAAAAGGCCTGTGTTTTCTCGTATGTTTGCGGCTGGTGTAGGTAGTACAGGTGGTAAAGCTGTTGAAGAAGAGGTTGTTGAAACCATGGAGGGTTTTCAGCTACAAGACAGAGATGCTATTAATGATTTGTATGCACAAGAATTTGTTTTAGGATCTGTAGCACAGGGTTTAGGGGAAGGCGTATTTAAAATTTATCAAACATTTTTAGGAGCAAGAGCTCCAGCATCTGATAGACGTATACTATTTCAACAAAATCAAAATAGATCAGTTGCTGACGTCATGAAATTAGATAAAGAGTTAGGTAAACAAGCTACTGAAAAACAGATTAAAAAAGCTATAAGAGATGGTAAAGTTAAGAAATTTGATTGGAAAATGAATAAATCTACAGGTGCGGTGCCTTCACAACAATCATTGGAAAGGATGTTACCTGGTAGATCACAAAGTATTGCAGAGCAAGTTATAGGTAACAACAGAGATCAAAAAAATGCTGCATACCTCATGGCTGAACTAAATTACATTATGCGTGGTGTTAAAGATGAAAAAGCCGCACTTGATTCTTACATATCAGCTTCACAAAAAGGTAGGTTAGATGAATCTATTAATGAAAAATTACAAAGTTTAAGAAGTAAAGAAACAGATGTAACAAATAGATTAGAGGAATTATTAAAAGAAGTTACTGAGGATGCTCTAGAGGTAGGTAATTACGGCAACATACCTAGCAGAAGAGAGTTTGGTGAAACCATAAAAGAAACTGTATCAACAGCTAGGGCTTTTGTTACAAGAGAAATGGGAGCTGAATACAAAGCAATAGATAACTCTATGAAAGATATGCGTAGTATCTTTAAAATGGAAAAAGATGATTTTGGCGAACTACAGTTTGTAGGTAGAGCTAGACCAGGTTCTAATGAGACAGATCAATTAATTCCTAAAGGTGGTGAAGAACAAGCTGTTGCTAATACCATAAATGCAACAATTAACGATACTGCTAATACTTATTTTGAAAAGTCTTTATTTAGAATTAAATCATTTCAAGACGATTTTCCTGGTTACGATTTAAGTATCCAAGACCCCAATGTTAAAGGTGGAACAATCAACCAAATTGAAGAAAAGTTTAAACAACTTTATAGAATGACTACACCAGAAGCTACAAAACAAGGTCAAGGTATAAGTTTATTTCAATTAAGAAACTTAGTTAAGGATTTAGATTTATATATAAAAGAAAGTCCATTGCCTACACCACAAAGAGAGCTTTTATATGATTTAAAAAGATTTATAGATGCTTATGGTGTTGATAATCCTAAAAGCATAATGACTGATTTAACCAAAGAATCATTAGCAACTATAAATACAAGATTAAAGCGTCAAGGTATAACCATGACAAGAGAGCAAGATCAAACAATTAAAAACTCTCTTAATTTATTGCGTGATACAAATAGAAAAAATGCACAAAGAATGCAACCATTTGATAATTTAAACATACAAAAAATTATCTCTAATGCATCTAAAGGTGCACACCCACCAGATGAAATCTATCAAAGGGTATTCTTAGGTGGATCTGCTAAAGACTTAGATGATTTATTTAGAGCTACAAAAAACTATGATGAATATTTAAAAGGTATAGGTAAAGAACCGGTCACAGAACGTAGGTTAAAAGCACAATTAAAGAAAAAGTTTTTTGATGATGCTGTGTACAAAGCTACAGATGGTGAAACACAAAGCATAAACTTTACTACTTTTGCAAGACAGTTTGATAACTTTGATAAAGATATGATGAACAACGGCAAGTTAGATGTTTTATTTAGAAATGCTGTTGGTAATACTAGCGGTAGGCTTGTAAGAGAAACAATAAGAAATATAAATAGAGTGCAACCCAACCTTAAGCCACAACAATTAAGAGATCTTGTAGAAGATTTCACTGGTACAAATATAGGATTAGATGCAAGCGATCAGGGTAAAGCGTTTATAAAAGGTTTAACTGAATTAGCTGATGAGTCTGAAAAAGTCCTCAAATTTAGAGCTAATAGAGCTATATCGCAATTACCAGAAAAAGGTATAGAAGCTACAACAGATACTATATTTAGGCCAGGTAATGCACAAGTTATAAATAACCTAAAAGGCACTGTTGATGCAGATGTATTTAATAGCATTCAACAAGCAAGCATGATGAAGTTGCTTAAAAGATCTGTAGACTTTAATGGTAAAGGCAAAATTAACGATATATTTAAACCAGGCAATTTAGAAACTGCTCTTAATAGCTATGGTGATGAAACACTAGATGCTATGTTTGGTAAAGAAGTAACACGAGGATTGCGTGCATTCCAAAGAGAGGTGGATGTACTAACTAAAGGTGAAAGTGGTAGAGGTGGTGCAGCTGGTGGATTGATTGCTGCTGGTCTTGGTGCTGCTGTTGTATTTGCACCTTTGCAAACTTTACCAGCTTTAATAGGTTTAGGAATAGTAAGAAAGGTGTTTGAAAACTCATTTTTTGTTGGGTTGTTAAGTAAAACAGATCCAGGCAGTGTAGCAAAATTACTTGAAGCCGTTGCGCAAGCAGCAAGACAATATGGAGTAAGAATGGTTGATGGTACTTATGTAGAAGATACTATTGACTTCTTAGGTGAGGGTATTGATGTAGGTAAGACAGCTATAGGCATTACAGACGAAGAAGTGTCTGATGCCACTGATGAAGGTCTTAACATGTTCCAACAACTTAGAAATCAAGTTACTGCACCAATTAAACAATTACCACAACTACCAAATGTTCAGCCTACGCAAACACCTACAGATCCAATGTCGCAAGAAAGATTAGACTTTGCAGAGCAGGTTGCTGGTAGGCCTGTACTTTAGTTATCTTCAAAGAAGGTAGGATCTACAGCTACAAACCTTTTAGCTGGTCTGCCTTTACCACCGACTTTAATCTCAACCTCTTGTATCTCTCCTGCGTTCTTAAGCCTTTCAATAATCTCTTTTACTTCATAAGACTTCATACTTCTAAATAGTTCGTGTCTATCTACCTCTCGTTTAGATATGCCTTCGCCATTCCTGGATCTAATAAATGATAGTACCTGTTTAATCTTAGACTCGGTTGCACTACTTGCCACCTTATCTCTACATGCTTCTATAAACAATAAGTCATAGTATCTAATAAAATCTACAGCCCAGCGTGTTACATCTCCTGTAATGGTCATAGCATCAGCATTAGTTGCCAGAGTACATAACAATGCCATACGCATAGCTTTCTCTTTAGAACGGCTTAGAAGAGGCTCTAGGTTATCTTTTTCAAGTATATCTTGTCGTTTAACTATCTCTCTAGCAAAGTCTTGTAGGATCTCTTCTGATTCCCTGTCAAAGTTTAATACTATCTGATCTAGATCTAACTCTGCATTATCCCTAGATAGATCACTCATAGTTCCTCTTTGTCTTCTAACATAGTTTACCCAGTTGACAATAGAGGTTGGTGGCGATTTGAATCTTTTGAGTTCACCCACTCTCCTTGGCTCTGTAGATTCAACGACTACAAAACGGTTTAGGAACCCGTCTGCAATCCTGCCACCATTTAACGCACTGTAAAAATTCTTAGGCACTGATAAGCCAACCAATGTTATTGCTGGTTTGTGGGTAACACGGCTCATCATCTGTTCTTTGTATTGTTCTTGGACATTCATAAGTGAATAGTTATCTGGTCGCAAAGTACCATGGCAACGACCCCAAGCTTCCATAAGTGTTTGTATACCATCTTCTTTATTGGTATTGCCTGAATTACTTATGGCTTCTAATCTTTTACCGAACTCATCCATTATGGTTATCTGTGTTGGTCGCATCTTTAATACCGAATGCACAGCACCACTAGATGTATAACCATCTCCTACAACAAGCTTGTCATGGTCTGAAGCATTTAAGACTGACTCTACAAATGTCTTAATGTTTTCCTTACCCTGCCCTGACTTAGCAATACCCATGAAATACATAGATGAAAAGTTATTCATGTTGGTTCTATAGATACGACCACAGGTAACACTGGTTAATGCTAATGCACCAACAAGTGATAGTTCTGGTTGAGGTACTTGTGCTATCTCTTCACAAAACTTAAACATGTCTTTGAGAAGGCCTGGAGGATTAAATAGATCTTTTGGTTTTTGTATGGTTTCTGTGGCTTGTATAAATAATGGTGCTATCTTGTTTTTTCTATCGTGTGTACTTTTGACGCTCTCTACTACGCCATCTATCTCTGTTTGTGGTAAGGGTGGATTATTATTTTTGTTCCAGTTTTGTAGAAAAATCTTTACAAATTCTATGTTGACACTTTTAGATATTAGGTAGCCTGCAATTCTTGCAGCTCCATCATTCCTGGATCCTTCTAATACACCATCTAATGAGAAGGGTGCAGTTTGAACTCCTGTATCTGTCTTTGGTACGCCAGTTATCTTTTGAAACTCAACCTCTGTAAAGTCTGGTAAATCATTGTGATCATAGATCTTCCAGTCCGGGAAGGTAACAGGTTTATATACTTGTCCGTTTGCATGTCTGTTCCAAGGTGCAATTATTAATCCACCAACTCCTCTTATATCTATAAGTCTTTCAATAGGAGTGTCGTTAGTTCTTCTTGTAGCAAAGGTGGTGTAGTTCTCTGGGTTGTTGTAATAGTAATGCATACCCTTACCAGTAATAACTTTAAATGGACAAGCAGGCATGTTCTTTTCTACCCAGTCCATAGCCTCTGGAGAGTCAGCATCAACGACCACAAACTTACCACAGACAAGTGCAACCTGTAAGTTGTCTCTGCCCTTAAACCATGATTCTACAAGGCTTCTTTCAGGTCTTGACTGTTTGTATTGCTCCCAACTACCTAGAAAAGATGGTGGCTTTTTGTTGGATCTTTGCAGAGGTACAACATTATAGCCTTCATCATAATAGGCAAGTGCTTGCTCTAAGGATGTGTCGTCCTCAGTTATATTAAGCTGAAACACTTTAAGCTTCTGTGTCTAGTATTTCAGATACAGGTCCATAAATAGACTCATAATCTAAACGACCTTCAGTTGCTCGTATGATTTGTTTTGCTTGATTAATAGTAGGTTGTCTATATCCGTATCTCCAAGACTTACATGATGCTTCAGAACAATCAAACTTTATTGCAGCTTCTTTTTGTCCTAAAAACTCAATGTAATCTCTAAGTGAATACTTCTTTACCTTCCTGTCGGTGTGGTTTGGTTTAATTCCCATAGTATCAAATTCCTTAAGTTTTCTAGTTGCTAATGTCTTTGTCCTAAAATAATAATTCGCTTGCCATGTCAGGTCTTCTTTATTGATGTTGTCCATTTACTTCTCCTTTTCAACATAATGTAAAAATAATATTTTACATATTGTATCTATGTGTTATATAATATGCAAGTTAAATTTATTACTACAGGAGAAGTAGATATGGAAATACAAAATAGAATAGTATCTCCGCAAAAGTTAGTACAGAACCAAGGTGCAAAAATCTTGGTATACGGTATGGCTGGAGCAGGGAAAACTACATTAGCCAAAACCGCACCAGGTAAGGTACTTGTTATAAGTGCTGAAGCTGGTTTGTTATCTATTAAAGATGCAAACAATGTTGAGGCTATTGAAGTAAAAGAAGCATCAGAAGTTATGGAACTTCACAATGCTTTGAAGTCTGGAGCATTGCAATACGATACAGTATGTTTAGATTCAGTATCGGAAATAAGTGAGATCTTACTTACATGGGAGAAGTCTCGTAGTAAAGATCCACGTATGGCATACGGTAATGTCCAGGAATCTGTAACAAATTTAATGCGTGCATTTAGAGATCTAAATATGCATGTATTATTTCTTTGTAAAGAAGATGTGGTTAATGATGATGGCGTATTAAGACACGCACCTAAAATGGTCGGTACTAAATTAGGCGAATCAATTACATACTTCTTTGATGAAGTTCTTGCACTTCGCATCATTGAAGATCAAGATGAGGACGGTAAAAATGTCCAAACGAGATGGCTACAAACTACGTATGGTCAAGGCTATAAAGCTAAAGATCGTAGTGGAAAGCTGGAGGCTTTTGAGAAGCCAAACATAACTGCCTTAATTGAGAAGTTAGGGTTTACATTAACTAACGACAATATAGGAGAAGCAAATGTCTGATTTCGGTGATGTAGAATTTTTTGATAACTTGGAGGAACTATCATCAGGTGGTGGTGTCCCTCTTGCTCCAGATGGAGAA